CGACATGGCCGACGAGCGCGTGCTCTCCACGCTCTCCAGCGACATCGACCAGTGGGTCGATGACGACCGCCGCTCGCGTGACGACTGGGAGCAGACGTATCGGGAAGGACTCAAGCTCCTCGGGCTGAAGTACGAGGAGCGCACCGAGCCTTGGTCCGGTGCCTGCGGTGTGACGCACCCCATGATCACGGAGGCGGTGGTGCGCTTCCAGTCGGAAACGATCATGGAGACGTTCCCGGCGGCGGGGCCGGTCAGCACCAAGATCATCGGCGAGGAGACACAGCCGAAGAAGGACGCAGCGGCCCGGGTCAAGGCCGAGATGAACTACCAGTTGACCGAGAAGATGATCGAGTACCGCAGCGAGCACGAGAAGATGCTGTGGAACCTCTCACCTGTCGGCTGTGCGTTCAAGAAGGTCTACGAGGACCCGCGCTGGAAGCGGCAGACCTCCATCTTCGTGCCGGCCGAAGACATCGTGATGCCGTACAGCTCCTCGAACATCTACTCGGCAGAGCGCGTGACCCACGTCATGCGGAAGACCGAGCAGGAACTCGAAGCGCTGATGGCGGCGGGCTTCTACAGCGAGGTGCAGCTCGGCACCCCGTACAAGATGCACGATGAAATCAAGGAGGCGAAGGACGACCAGACCGGCTTCAGCGACATCACCGACGAGTCGTTCACGGTCTACGAGGTGCAGGTGCACATGGCCTTTCCGGCGATGGAGGGCGACGAGATTCCGCGGCCGTACGTGGTCACGAAACTGCGCGGCGGCGACATGCTGTCGATCCGCCGCAACTGGAACGAGGGCGACCCGCTCTTCATGCGCCGCCAGCACTTCGTCCAGTACGACTACGTGCCCGGCTTCGGGCCCTACGGCTACGGCCTCTTCCACCTGATCGGCGGGTATGCCAAGAGCGCGACGAGCATCATCCGCATGCTCATCGACGCAGGCACGCTCGCGAACCTGCCGGGTGGCTTGAAGAGCAAGGGCCTGCGCATCAAGGGCGATGACACGCCCATCAGCCCCGGCGAATGGCGCGACGTGGACGTGCTCTCGGGCACGCTGCGCGACAACCTCCTTCCGCTGCCGTACAAGGGCGCCGACGCGACCCTCGCAGCGCTGCTCGACAAGATCATCGAGGACGGCCGGCGCATCCCCGGCACGGCCGACATGAAGATCAGCGACATGAGCGCGCAGGCGCCGGTCGGCACGACGTTGGCGCTCTTGGAGCGCCAGCTCAAGGTCATGTCGGCGGTCCAAGCCAGAACCCACAACAGCCTGAAACACGAGTTCAAACTTCTGAAGGAGGTCATCAAGGACTCCGGCGACGACAATTACAGCTACGAGACGACCGACAACAAGCCGGGCACCAAGCAGGCCGACTTCGCGATGGTTGACATCATCCCGGTCAGCGATCCGAGCGCTGCGACGATGAGCCAGCGCGTGGTGCAGTACCAAGCAGCGATCCAGCTCTCCTCGACCGCTCCGCAGGTCTACGACCTCGCGGAGCTGCATCGGGGCATGCTTGAGGTGCTGGGCATCAAGAACGCCGCGAAGCTCGTGCCGCTCAAGCCCGAGGCGGTTCCCGCCGACCCCGTGACCGAGAACATGAACGTGCTGATGGCCAAGCCCATCAAGGCGTTCGTGCAGCAGGATCACGCGTCGCACCTCGCGGTGCACCAAGCGTTCATGCAGGACCCGGTGATCGCGCAGTCGCTCGGCCAGAACCCGCAGGCGCCGATGCTGATGGGCGCGATGCAGGCGCACATCGCCGAGCACACTGCCTACCTGTACCGCTCGCAGGTGCAGACGGCGATGGGCCAGCCGCTGCCGGACCCGGCGCAGCCGATGGACGAGCAGCAGTCGCAGGCGCTTGCGCAGGCGATGGCCACCGCCGGCCAGCAGGTCGCGCAGCAGCACATGCAGGAGCAGCAGGCTGCGGCCGCTGCGCAGGCAGCGAAGGACCCGATGATCGCGCTGCAGACCCGGGCGCTCGATCAGCGCGATCGCGAGCTGGGCATCAAGGAGAACGAGCTGAAGGTCAAGGCCGCGGACTTGGAGGACAAGGCAGCGCTGGCCGAGAAGAAGGTCAGCATCGATGCCGCCGACAAGGCCGACAAGATCGACATCGCCCGCGACAAGCTGATGCAGGCCGGCGAGCTGGGCGAGCAGCAGATCGAGGTCAAGGCGCTGCAGGTCGGCATGATGGGCCGCGCGCAGGATCAGGAGCTGCTGGCGCAGGACCGCGCGAACGCGCAGGCCGACGTGGATCGGCTTGCAGCGGAACACGATACCAACGAGATCGGCCTGAGCAAGACCGAGGAGCCGTCGGACGATCAGGCAGAGGCGGCGGGGCCGGCACCGCAGGTGCCCGAGCCTGAGCCCCAGCCCGCAGTGCCTGCGGCGCAGCCGGCCCCGCCGCCTGTGCCCCCTGAAGGGATGCCGCCGCAATGAAGGGCGACTCACCGCGGGATGCCGACGACCTCCTGAAGAAGGTCCAGACGGAGATTCGCGTGCGCGGCGATGCGCTCGCGCGAGGCGCTCCGGTGGACTACGCCGCTTACCAAAACCTCGTGGGGGTCATCTCGGGGCTGACCCTCGCCGAGCAGCTCATCAAAGCCCTGCTGGACCACCTCGATGACATCGACGATTCTGACACCTGACCCCAACCTGATCCTGCCGGAAGGCATCACGCAAGAGCGCGAGAGCGCCAACGAAGCCGCAGAGCCCGCATCGCGGATGCTGCCCAAGCCCGCGGGCTATCACGTCCTCTGCGCGATCCCGAAGGCCAAGGAGTCGTTCGAGCAATCGGTGCTGGTCAAGGCCGCGAAAACGATGGCTGACGAAGAGGCGGCAACGACCGTGCTCTACGTGCTTGCGCTCGGACCCGACGCCTACAAGAACCCCGACCGCTTTCCGAGCGGGCCGTGGTGCAAGGAAGGCGACTACATCGTGGTCCGCACCTATGCCGGAACCCGCTTCAAGATTTTTGGGCAGGAGTTCCGCATCTTGAACGACGACCAAGTGGAAGCTGTCGTCGATGACCCTCGCGGCATTCTCCGCGTGCAGGCTTAAAGGAGAGGTAAATGGCAACCGACGCAAGTGATGAAGAAGTGACCATCGACGGCGCAGCCGAGGGCGGCGAGGTCAAGTCGAAGGCCAACGGCCACGACAAGGACGTGAACCTCGACGACGTTGAGATCGTCGATGACACCCCCGAGAAGGACCGCGGCAGGAAGCCGCTCGGCCGCGAGGTCAAGGACCCGACCGATGAGGAGTTGTCCACCTACTCGGCCGGCGTCAAGCAGCGCTTCAGCGAGCTGACGCACGCACGCCATGACGAGCGCCGGGCCCGCGAGACTGCGGAGCGCGAGCGCGACGAAGCGACACGCGCGGCACAGGCCCTGCTCACGCAGAACCGGGCCCTGCAGCAGCGCACGGTCGAGGGCGAGACGCAGCTCGTCGGCGCGGCGAAGCAGAACGCCGAGGCGGCGCTCGCGGCCGCGCGCATCGAGCTGAAAGCGGCCAAGGAGGCGTTCGATCCCGACGCCGAGATGGCGGCGCAGGAGAAGCTCCTCGAAGCGAAGATTCAACTCAGGGAAATCGAGCGGTACCGGCCGCGGGCTGTACAGCAAGAAGAAACTGAGGTACAACTGCCGGCAGTAAGCGGCCCGGCTGAAGAACCTGTCGATCAAAAGACCCTGCGCTGGCAGGCAAAAAACCAGTGGTTCGGCTCAGACGGGAACGAGGACATGACCAGCTTCGCGCTGGGCTTCCACCAGAAGCTGGTGAAGTCGGGCGTCGATCCTCGCTCGGATGAGTACTACGAAAAAGTCGATGGCCGGCTTCGCGAGGTGTTTCCCGATTTCTTCGGGGCCGCACCCACCGGTGACGACACACGCTCCACGCAGCGCACGCGCCCCACGAGTCCGGTAGCTCCGGCTTCCCGCACCGTCGGTGGCGTCACCAAGGTCAAGCTCACGCAGACGCAGATCGCGTTGGCGAAGAAGTTCGGCCTCACCCCGCAGCAATACGCACTGGAAGTCGTGCGTCTGGAGCAGAAATGAGCGCAACACCGTCCGCAACCCCCCGCGCACCTCGTGAAACCGAGACGCGTGCAGAAGAAGTTCGTGATGAGTCCTACGTGCCACCGAGCACGCTGCCTGTCCCCAATCCCGAGCAGGGCATGACCTTTCACTGGGTCGCCACGCATGTGATGGGGGTCGCCGATCCGACCAACGTGAGCAAGCGGTTGCGCGAGGGCTGGGTGCCGGTGAAGGCGATCGATCACCCCGAGCTGGAGTTGCCGGCGAACGCCGCAGGCAACATCGAGATCGGTGGGTTGATGCTCTGCAAGATGCCCACGACGAAGGTGCTGGCCCGAAACCAGTACTACGCCGATCAGGCCCGCAAGCAGATGCAGTCGGTGGACAGTGCTCTCATGCGCAACAACGACCCCCGGATGCCGCTGTTCGTCCAACGCAAGACCAAGACGACCCGCGGTAGCTCTTTCGGCAACGGAACTTAAAGGAACCACCATGTCAGCAACGGCACTCCCGTACGGGCTGCGCCCCGTCAAGCGCATGGACGGTCTGCCCTACGCGGGCGCCGTCAGCGAATTCCAGATCAACCCGGCTGGTATCGCGACCAACATCTTCTACGGGTCGGTCGTCGCTCTCGACACCAACGGCTACATCGTCCTGATGACGGCCACGGGTGCGGACGGCACCACGAACGCGTTCCCGGCGGGCACCATCGGTGTCTTCATGGGCTGCGAGTTCGTCAATGCCCAAGGGCAGCTCATGTTCTCGCAGTACTACCCGGCC